ACTGCCGACTTTATGTTTGCGTTGGTTAGTAATGAAGAACTAGAGCAGTTGAATCAAATTATTGTGAAGCAACTTAAGAATCGCTATAATGATCCAAATTACTACAAGCGTTTTATCATTGGAGTTGATCGATCGAAGATGAAACTGTATGACGTAGAGATTTCTGCGCAAGCTGGATTGTCTGATGCTGGTCATATGAAAGATGATGACAAACCAATGTTTGATAAATCAGACTTTGGCAAACGTATACATAGTAGTGAAGGTTTTAGTGGATTTAAGTTCTAAGGAGAAAAAATGGTAAAGGTTATTGTAGCAGATAGAAAGCATGATTGTCAACACCTGCTTGGGCAGTTCGTTGATGAGAGTCACTATGATTTATTGGTTGAAGAAGACTATGATGTTTATATGCCGCTTCCACCAGGAGCAGAAGAAACTTATGGTGAAGAACGTATTGTTTTTAAATTTCGTAAAAACTACTTCAGCAAAGAACAACAAGACCAAGCATATGCTGGTCTAAGAGAAGCTGCAATTGAAACGCAGAATCGTGGACTTGCAGCTGGACCACGTGGTGATAAACTAGGTAATCGTGAGTGGGTTACCGAGTATGAGTATGACATTGTTGATTACTTTTTGAAACCATCTGAGAATCTTTTTGGAGAAGATCCAATTGATGAGATCCGTAAGAAGTATGCAGGCAAAAAGCCAGAAGTATCTAATCGTGCACGTGTATGGTCTATTGATCGTGTAAAGAAAGAAAAGTTCAACTTCGAAGAATGGATTGAGCGTACTCGTAAATTGTCACAAGATGATGCTAAGAAAGAAGCCATCCATGTTGCTGAAGATTTAATCTGCGCAACTACCTACGCTAACTCAGTAAACTCTGGTATTGCTGGATGGTTTGATCGTTACCCACGTATTCCTTATGGTCGTGCCACAGCTTACACTGCCAAGAATCCACAGAAGTTTGCCATGGCTTTTCCATTCCTACAGCAACTTGCTCAAGGATTTAAAGATCTTCTTCCATGGCGTTACAATAATCAGATGGAAGCTGCCAAGAAACTAGATCAATCATTCTTAGTTCCTGAAACTCCATTCACAACAGTAACTGTTAATAAAACATTCCGTACTGCTGCTCACTATGATGCTGGTGACTTGAACGAAGGTTTGTCTAATCTGTTGACATTGTCTAATGATGGTAAGTATTCAGGTGGTTATTTGATTGCACCCGAGTATCGCATTGCGATTAATGTACGTCCAGGAGACTTGCTACTGATTAACAATCATGAGGTTATGCATGGCAATACACCTATCGTTTGCGAAGAAGGATCTGAGCGTATCTCTTTGGTAGTTTACTTCCGTGAAAAGATGCTTGAGTTGGGTAGCAAAGAGTATGAAGAATGCCGTTTTAACTTTGTTGAATCACGCAGACTAAACAAAGAACACCCAGAGTGGCGTCATCTTTGGAATGGTGTTTCTGCATCTATGTGGGCATCTGATGAGTGGTATGAATACTGCGAAAAGAAACTTGGTCGTGAAACTCTAATAAAGTATCACCCAGAAGCTGAGAAAGCATCTTCACTTGAAGGATTCTTCTGATGTGTAGCGTAATTGGTGCTGTAATCCAATCACCAACTAAGGATGATTTTGAAACCCTTCGTGCTGTTTTCCATGAGTCTAAGATTCGTGGTATGCACGCTACTGGCTTATCTTATGCTAAAGCTAATTCTATCGTCACTCAAAAGTTACCTGTTTCTGCGGATAAGTTCCCATTTGATTTTGAATCGTATTTGAATGAGGATGGTAATCTTTACCTTATTGGTCATTGCAGATATAGCACCAGTGACTTAGAATATAATCAACCCATGGCAGATGCTACTAAAAGTATTGTTCACAATGGAGTCATCTCTCAAGAGTCACCAGAGAAATGGAAAGACTTGTATGGTTATGACTGTATGACTAAAAACGATAGCGAATTAGTTCTTTACTCTAAAGATCCATTGAGAGAATATTCTAATATGTCAATGGGTGTATGTGAACTTTCACTTGATAAGAAAGTTCGTTTCTATCGCAATGGTAAGCGTCCGATTTATTTTACTTTATTTGATAATGGTTGTATAATTACTTCTACTAAAGACATTGCCAAACGTGCAGGTCTTGATATGCCAGTTGAAGTTCCTATGAATATGTACATGACAGTTGATGGTTACCTATCAATGAACATGGAAAGAGTTGATATTATTAATAAAGATTTGCAGGGGATAGAATATGAAACAGTACGCATCTGATAAGTTTACATGGGGTTATGAGATTGAGTGGGGTGATGTAGATCGTCGTTTAACTCCACCTGAGCATCTTGGTAAATGGGAATTTGCTGAAACTGATATTGTAAACATTCATGAGCCAGTCAAGTATATTGCTTGCGATCCTCTTGGGATTGAACCATGGATGGGTGGAGAGATTAACACCAAGCCAACTGCTACTTGGAAAGAACAAGTAGATCGTGTAATGGAACTACATCAGTTCTTTGTTGATAATGGCAATCAACCTTCTGCTTCATGCGTCAATCATGGTCATCTTCATGTGTTCGTTCCAGGACTTAAAGATGACGTAGCTTCATTGAAGAAACTTGTTGCTTATATCAAAGCTAATCAAACAGATACCATTGAGTCATGTTATGGTTTCTATGAGACTGGACAGATGAAAGGTTCCAAGGGTGCTAAAATGTATCTCAAGTATGATGGCGGACGAGAAATGCCAGAATATATGTGTGATAATATCATCAATCTAGCAACAGACTTTGACCACTTTATCAAGTTACATGCTGCTGGCAAAGATGGTGTATCAATGGGTCGTCCATTCCGCTACGCCATCAATACTTACTGTATGAAGCACACAGGTACAATCGAGTTCCGTTGTTTCCGTTCGTCAACCAAACATGACGAGATTGAATCACAGTTCCGTTTTGCAGAGAAGTTTATTGATGCGGCATTGAACGATGGACCAAGTGTTAAAGAAATTCTAGCAGCAGATAACTACAAGTTCCCACCATTCGTTTGGGATCTCAATGAGTATATTGGTTGGATTAACACAAAGTGGGATAAAGAGCGTGGTAACAAACAACGTGAATACCTTGCAGTTGCGTAAATGTTCCAGAGATGAATTTGTCGCAGCTATCACTGACGACAAAGCCGATGGTTTCGCCAAGACATTCAGAGCCAAAGCAGATATGCAAGAGCAGTGGGGTGAATGTTATGGTGCATTTAATAATAATGGCGAGTTAATGGGTGCAATTATTACCACTCTTGGAAAAACTAATCCAAGAGTGGCAAACCTACAATTGCTGCACACATTCAATAAACATCGTCGTAGGGGTGTTGCCAAAGAATTAACCCTAACATCATATCAAGTTGTTAAACTTGCTGGTGCAGTTTACTTTAGAGTTTCTGCAGAACCAGAAGCTGTTGCATTTTATGAAAGCATTGGGTTCAAGTTCTGGGGTAAACAAAAAAGTGGATGTAGTCTAAGCATGTTTAAGATTGCAGGCGATACTATTCTAGAGGGCATTTACGACGACAAAGACCCAGTTCTGCAAAAAGCACTTTATAGTGGTCGAAAGGGAAGCCTAGCCCTGTCCTACATCATGCAAGAAAGTGTTGACTTAAATTCGTTTTTGTAGTATAATAGTCTTATCGAAACTTGATCTTTTATATATTATGGCTTCTAATCATACTAAAGCATCTGCTATTACTGAACGTATCGCAGCTGAATACTTCTGGGAACATGGTTATAAAAACAAATACTCTGGAATGAGTAAAAAAGTTTTTCTGCAAATGACTGCGGATGGAGACTTATCTTTATCCAATGTGTTAGAAAATTTTATTACTCTAATTAATCCCAAGAAAAAAAGATCCAACGAAACTGGCATGGATTTTACTGACAAGAGTGATGCTAAGTATATGTCAACTCGAATCAAAGTCACCAACTCCTATCACACAAAAAAAGATGGAACAGTCACGCATTATCAGTCTAGAATGCTAAACTGCTGTCTTTCTGGTAAGTCACTTCGCAATAAAGTTGGAACACTGCGAATAGCAATCACTGTTTACAATCCAGAAGATGAAACATGTAGCAGAGTTCTACTCGTACGTATTCCTTATCCTCAGTGGAATGAACTTACAGACAAAGGTGGTAACTTGAATTTCGAGTTCAATTTTGATGGCACTATGAAAAACAATTATTTTAAAAAATATGGTAGCTATGTATGTGATGATGTTACATTATTCTGTAAATAATGGATTATAGATTAAAAGAAAACAGACGTGAAGCATTCATTCGCTGGTACGCATGGTCAATGAAGTATGATGACTGTGATCCAGCGGTATGGGCTACTAACTATCTAAACAAAAGATACGAACACAATGATGAACAGCGTTTATGGTTAGCATGGCTTTATGGTAATACTTACTACCTTCCAACTGCATGGGTTCTCATGAATGAATTCCCAGACTTTGAGTTGGCAACAGTGGATCGTATCACCCAATGGAATACTGTCAACTACAAACGACTTCGTTACCAAACTGATACAAAGTGGAACAAGGGACACTTACCTACGATGTTTGCTTCTTATCAAGAATTCATTGGCAATAAATCACAGCGTGAGAAATTAGAGAGTTATTATGGAGATACAGAAGAACAAAACTTTACACGATTGTGGGAGATACTTAAGGGAAGCCTGCATAAGTTTGGGCGTTATTCTACTTGGTTCTATATGCAACATCTCAAGCACACTGCTGGTGTTCGTATTGAGCCCACTAGTCTTATGTTGGACGATTATGATGGCTCTCGCTCTCATCGTAATGGACTTCTTTTCGCCATCGGCGAGGATAACGATTATGATAGAAAACTCACTGCGGTGGAGTACGCAAGACTTGAGTCACATGGCAAGAGTATTCTTACAGAAACAAAAGAAAGGTTCCCAGAACTAGCAAGTCAAATAGACTTCTTTACAATGGAAACCTGCCTGTGTTCATTTAAGAAGATCTTTCGTGAGAAACATGGACGCTATTTGGGTTACTACTTAGATCGTCAATGTGAAGAAATCCAACAGTGCGAATCAGATGGTTGGTATGGTATTGATTGGAATGTTTTATGGCAAGCAAGAAACGAAACTATTGAATTACGTTTAGATAATAAACATGGTATTGATAAAGAAAAGTTTCCTAATTTTATTAGATCAGGTAGAATAGAAAACTTATACTGGATGTTTGATGATGAGCAACCGCAACCTTTAGGATTGGAGATATTTACATGAGCGATATGAATATGGGTAGTACTGTTACTACACTACCACAAGATATGATTACACCTACTACTAATAGTATTACTGGTGGAATTATGATAGGAAGTTCTAATTATACTAGTTATACTAATTCTACGGCTACATCAACACTTACTATTACAACTTCAGCACAAGAACTTCTTGATAGACGAGAAATGAATCTTATTGTAGTTGATCATAAAGTTTCAGAAATGGAAATGATGAAACTAAAAGAAATTCGACCAGACTATGCAGATATCATTAAAGATAATATCGCTAAAAAAGCCACCATAGAAGTCATCAACAAAATGACATTTACTAAGAAGAAACTTCTTGATGATGACACCCATCACTTCTATGGGCGAGTTTATGTGTTCACTAAGGAAGAATTGATTCAATTGATTGAGGAAGCACGTTATGCATGATAAGTTTGGAGTTGGAGATGTTATTTCTGTCCAACTAATTAAAGGTAATGTAAAGAAGCGTAAACTGCTGGCAGTGGGTGGCCAGCCAGGAACTGGTAAGACTACACTGTTCCGTAAGTTTATGGAAGCACATGAGTGGGAAAGGGTAGAGCCTAAGAAGATGCTACCTGCACTCTATTGTAAGGCACTTGATCTATACATCCTAGGTAAGTATGAGGATGGTGAAACCTTTGCTGGAACAGATCGTTTGTCTATGGCAGTCCAACCAGTGGCTCAAGAGTTTGCCAAAGAAACCACCTCAAATATCCTGTTCGAAGGCGACCGAATCTTTAATCAGTCGTTTCTAGAGTTCTCAATGGATCTTGAGAACATAGATCTCCAAGTCATCTATCTAAAGGTTCCAGATGCTATGCTTAGACAGCGTTATGCAGATCGTGGATCTGACCAGTCTGAGACATTCCTAAAAGGTAGGGCGACTAAATATAGTAACATCCTCTCTAACTTCGAGTTGATGCCCTATATTACTGAGTTTGTAAACACCAACTTAGAGGAGCAAGGGAAAGTTCTTGCATTTATGAATCAACACTTAGTTTAAATGCAAGGGTTTTCTGGGATATGAATGAATTTCCTGGAAACAGCAACCTTCGACTGGATGGATCTACTCAATTTTCATGAGCGTCCATTTAGGGCTAAGTACATTCCATCAAAAGTGTGGAAAGACCTAGACCGATATCGCAACGATTCGGTCGGTCTTGCTAACTACTTTAAAAAGTGGCGCACTAAAATACAATGGTTTCAAGAAAAGTCAAACGCAAAGATGTTTGACCACTACGTATGTGTTGGTGGAGAATACTCTCCTGAAGATCGTCAGTGCGTCATACAAATCTGCACTCACTACTACAATGACTTTAACTTTACCGATACATCTTGGGTCACCTTTAAGTATAAAGTAATACAAGTTCATATGCATGAGTTAATACACTTTATGCAGTTCGATAGAAGATGTGATGAGTGGAGCAACTACGTTGTTCCTTATAAAAAAATTGGACATGCCAAGATAGATAAAGAGCGCAAGTATCTATCCGAGTTCGATGAGATCCAAGCATATGCGCATTGTGTTCTGCTAGACTATAAATTTTTCAGACCAAATTATACTACAGAACAACTAATCAGTCGTTCTACCAAGTATCATGATTCCAAAACTCTGCATTACTTCCTAAAGACTTTCAATTACGACTATAAAAATAACGTAGCTACACACAAGATTGTACAACAAATAATTAAGTGGGATCGTAAATATGATAGAGTTATTCATGCCTCCAAGCGCAAATAAATAGTATAATAATTACATATTGATTGGTCACTAATGTCTGGACAAGTTAAAAACAAACAACTAATACCGACTGCTTTCGGAATAGCAGACGGAAATGAAGTCACACTCACTTCTTTAAACACTAAAGTAAAGAGTAAGTTAAAGAGTATGGGGCTATCTCCAGCTGTGGTTTCTGCATGCGAGTATCTTTATGATCATGCGCTTAAAGGTGATAGTAGCTTTCCAACTAATCCTGGAACCCTAAGCAAAGAAGATTACAATATCGTTCTAAAAGACTTTGGAGAAGTAACTGGAGCAGCATGGCTCTTGCAATCATATAGCAAGAAGTATAGAGCAGTTAAGTTTCCTATTGGTAACGAAAAACTTATCGACTACATGCTAGTAACAAAGCAGGGTCTGGTTGAAAAGTTTTCAGCAAAGGCTGGACAGGGTGGCAAACCTTCTATCACTTCTTTGATGCCAGTCATCGAGGAATTGATTACCACGTCACAAGCAACCCTTGATATTAAACTAGCAAAACCATCATGGGTCATCTATCATCTTTCAACTGAAGAAAAGAATGGTTTGTATTTTGGACCACTTAAAGCAGCACAGTATTTAAATAGTGATGGATGGGTAGCTTTAACTAAGTTACTAAAGCATAAAGATCTCAAGACTGGTTATACTAGTGGTCTTCCTACACAGGCACAGATGGAAACTGCCGTAGTGAATATGGGTACATACGAAAACCTACGCAAGTATACAAAAGATTTTTACGATGCCACTGGTTATTCAAGCACAATTAACGTAGAAGTTTCTAAGCGTATTATGGGTAAGGGTTATGATCGTGTTCGTTATGGTTTATTACATTATCCAATTACAGCTGAGATGGTTAAGTGGTTAAATACCTCAACTAATCATGCGCAAGCCCTATTAAATATGACTGCCAATACTTTAAATATTCAGCAGGTTTATATGGACTTAAAGGGAACTTCAATTGTTTATAGCGTAAAAGCATTCTCAGACGCTGAGTTTAAATTTGGTTCTCCAAGTAGCGCACCATACCCTACTAATAATAGAATGGGGTTTACCATGAATAAATCACCCCAACCTATTACTAGGATCAAAGAGTAATCCCCTCAATTCTGTAGGGTTATTAAGAAATCGCTTGACGGAAATTCCAAAATAGGGTATAATAAGAGTATATGCTGAATCTTAAGTCGTACATAAAAGAAGAAAAAAACACTCACATGGAGCACCTCGAAGATCTGATCTTCAATGAGGGTGTTGCGGGAACAAAACAAGCGATCAAGTTTCTCCGTGATCTACGTGACATGCTTGCCAGCAGTGCAAAGGCTAAAGTCACTTCCACTGTAAAGTGGGATGGTGCTCCAGCAATCTTTGCTGGTATTGATCCACGTGATGGTAAATTCTTTATCGCCAAAAAGGGTGTGTTCAACAAAGAGCCAAAGATATACAAAACAGTTGCTGAGATTGACGCTGATACTGATGGTGATCTGGCAGCAAAGTTTAAAGTTGCACTGCAAGAGTTTAGCAAGTTGGGAATTAAAAATGGCGTCTATCAGGGTGATCTAATGTTTACTCAATCAGACCTGAAGATAGAAAACATAGAAGGATCCAAGTATGTTACCTTCCATCCCAACACTATTGTTTATGCAGTGCCAGCTGAAAGTGATTTAGCCAAGCAGATTAAGAAAGCAAAGATCGGTGTAGTTTGGCATACCACTTATACTGGTAACAGCTTTGAGTCAATGACTGCTTCTTTCGGTAAAGGTATTGTTGAGAAATTCAAAGCTGTACCTAGCATCTGGATGGATGATGCTAACTACAAAGACTATTCAGGCACTGCCACCTTCACTAAAAAAGAAACTGTGACTCTAGATGGTATTATCAACAAAGCAGATACTCTTGTTAATTCTATTCAAACTGCCACGTTAAATGGCATCAGTCAGAATCCTGACCTACTGTTGTTGGTTAAAACCTTTGGTAATAGCAAGATCCGTGCTGGTGAAAAGATTACCGATACCAGCAAACATGTTACAGAACTGTTTAACTACGTTCATGAGAAGCTGGAACCAAAGCAGAAAACCGAAAAGGGTATCGCTGCTGGTGAAGAAAAACGTAAGAAGATCATGGCATTCTTTGCCAACCATGATAAGAAAGAGATCGTTAAGATTTTCGATCTGGCAAATGCGCTGGTTGATGCCAAGCATATGATTGTTGATAAGATGAATCAGGCTGGTCATATCTCCACCTTCCTTAAGACTACCAATGGATTTAAAGTCACTGGAGTTGAAGGTTTCGTGGCTATTGATCACATGACAGGTGGTGCAGTTAAGATCATTAACCGTATGGAGTTTAGCCAGTCTAACTTCTCGCCAGAGATTATCAAGGGCTGGCAGCGATAATAAATTCGCTAAATAATACACAGTTACAATTTTATAGATGGGTCACATGAAAAAGTATTCGCAGTTCCTAAAGGAACTACCAAACAAAACAGTAGTATTTGCTTTCGGCAGGTTCAATCCCCCGACTACGGGACATGAACTGCTAATTAAAGCAGTCAAAAAGCTAGCAGCTACACATAAAGCTGACCATGCTATCTACGCATCAAAGACCCAAGATTCTAAAAAGAATCCACTTGCAGTGGATAAAAAGGTTCACTATCTGAATCTTATGTTTCCAGGTACTCACTTTGTGGCAGCGAATGCACAAGAACGTACCTTTGTCGAAGCTATAATAAATCTAAACAAGAAATATAAAAGTCTGATCATGGTTGCTGGTAGCGATCGTGTTCCAGAATATGAGAAGATTCTTGCCAAATATAATGGTAAAGAATTCCACTACGACACTATGCAAGTTATCTCTGCTGGTGAACGAGATCCAGATGCGGATGATGCAACTGGTATGTCTGCAAGTAAGATGCGTGCTGCGGCATCAAAGGGAGATTACTCCCACTTCAAACAAGGTTTACCATCCACAATGCGTGACATTGATGGACGTCGTTTGATGAATGATGTTCGTATGGGTATGGGACTTGACTCAATTAAAGAACAAATCAATCTCGTCAAGAATGATCTGCGTGAGCAGTATTTCCGTGGCGAGATTTTCAACATTGGCGATATCGTTGAAGCTAATGGTAACTTATGCGAAATCGTTAAGCGTGGATCAAATCACTTACTGCTAAAAGAAGAATCTGGTAAACTTGTTTCAAAGTGGATCCAAGATGTTTCAATGGCTGAAGAATTACACTTAGAGGAAAGTATGCTTCCAGAAGAACTAACAGACAAGACACTTAAACCAACAGATAAAATTAAAGTTGCTAGAATTATCGCAACAATGCTTGGTACTGATAATGCTGAAGCATCAGCTAATCCTGAAATGTTAGTCAACATTGCACTACGTAAAATTCGTAGTAAAGCATTGAACCCAGAAGCACTTAAGATTCTTGACAAGATGCTAGCATTGGCTACTGAAGTTGGTATTCAGTATGATGCTACATTGAAACCATCTAAATTAAAAGAAGGTGTGCTTCAGCCAAATGGCACTGATCAAATTCCAGTGACTACTGACTCACCAGTTGTAAATAAAAATAGCAAATTCAATATTGCCAAAGATCGTTTACGTTATACCGACTTTATTAAGTTGAAGAAGATGAACGATGTTAATGAGGCGTATACGCATGAAGTCTCTGTTAGCTATGATAAGATGGGACAACGTGCAACAGGTAAGGTTCGTGTAACTGCAGATGATCATGAAGAAGCTAGA